TGATCAGAAAGAAACGCGCGGGCGGTTCCGTCATTGCGCAGACGGATGAGCGCTTTTTTGTCTGCAATCTTCCGCAAACCGTTGTTGAAGACGGAAACCAGGATTTCCCGGTCGGCATCGTCACCAGTGAGCAACCGGCGCGGAAGTGTCAATCCTGATTCAGTCCAGGTTGAGAACTGGTCCAGGGAACTTTCTGTAAACGTCAACCGTTGGCCGTTGCCATCGACAACCGCAACGCCCTGGGCATCGTTCACAACCTGCAACCGCCCGAATTCGCTGAACATGTCGCGAGTTTGTCCGCGTTCGCGTTCAATCAGTTCAAATGCAGAGTCCCAGGTCATAACGCGGTTGTCGTTTGGATCGGCTGCGCGGTTCGTCCATCCGGTTGAGACGTTGCGAAATCGCGCGTCCATCGTTTGGGTGTTGTGGACGAAATCACCGCGGCGCCCGGTTCCGCGCAGTGGTTGCAGCGTTTCCAGTTGCTCGAGTCCAGGATATTCGTTGAACGGTTCAACCGGTTCCGGTTTGACAGGATTCACAACAACAGGAACCGCAGGAACGCGGACAATCTCAGAAACAACGCTTCCCGCGCTGGTTCGGTTGGTCCGTGTTGAGACAATTACCGAGCCGGAAGCCGCGGGCGCTTTCGGCTGTTCGGTGATTCGGTTGACCGGCTCGGTCGATACCGTTTCCCGAACGGGTTCGGCGGTTGTTGTGGTTGCTGTTCGTGGTTGCAAGTGAGCAAGAAACATTGAACGTTCTCCAGACTGAAAGCCGTCTGCCGGTTGTGGTGAAACCGGAAGACACAAGAGGGCACCAGCGCCAACACTGGCGCCGGTTAAATTATGAGTTGATTCGAAAAACAGAACGCGTCAGAACGCGCGGTATGCGTTCACGTCGCCAGGAAACGGCAACCCCAGGCAGACCGCAACGAACTCAGAAACTGCCAACGGTTGCGGGGTGTCACGTTCGGACGGTTCAACCGGCAACGGTTGACGGTTGCCGAACTCAAGCCGAATCGGCTCGGCTGTTCGGCTCGTTGGTGTCTTCACGCCAACGGGTTCGAGGAACACTCGGGACATGGGAAGTTCTCCAGATGAACCGGCGGTTTGTGGTGAACCGCCGGAAGTGTGACATATACGAACCGAGCGAAGAAAAACGCGTTAAGCGTATCGGGTGAATGTGAACCGGGCGGATTGAATCAACCCGCCCGGGCTCGGCTCGGCTACTTGCCACAACCGCGGAAGACTCGAATGCCGCGGGTTTCCAGTTCGTCGGCAAGTTCGCGTTCTGCTGCTGCATGGGCAATCTGGCTTTTTGCCTTGCTGTAGGCGACTCCGCGAAGTGTTGGGCGATATCCGCCAGCGGTTGCAGCTTCCAGCGCTGCGAAGTTCTGGAAGGCAGTGACTTTGGTTACCAGGCTGTTCAGTTGGTCGAGTGACATCGTTCGTTCTCCGGTTTGTGGTGTTTCGCGTTCGGTGGTGTCGTTCGCGGTTGTGTAAGTCTATCGGGCGTTGCGTATAGGTCAACACAATCTGTGGCATATACGAAAAAAAAGACAGTTTTCAGAAAAAACAGTTCAGCCGATACGGTCACTGGGTTCGGGCTCGGCTGAAACGGTCACCCGATCCGCGCCAACGAAGAACCGCGGATACTATCGGGCGAGCCAACGACCAGCGCAACGCGTCACCAGCTACGTGACCACCTGAGACAGCAACCGCGGGCAGACGGTCAGACGGTTCGTCAATGCTCGGTCTGATGCAACCGCGGACCGTATACGCCAACGGCCACAACCAGCGCCAACACGTCAACGCGCTCACGTCCCGCACAAATCGACCGCAGCACAAACCGACGGGATACGGTGAACCGCAACAACCTCAACCGCAACCGAACCAGCGAAGTGAGCACAGCGAACGGACGAACGCAACGCGTTGGCGATCACTGTGGCCGTATTGGGTGACCGTCCGAGGCTATACGGTCGCTCGGTCAGACCGTTGCTCACTCTGTCGCCTCAACCGGCTCGGCTCAGACGGTCAGACCATCGCGCCAGAGGGTGAAGACACCGCAACGGGTCCTTTGTACATCAGGGGGAGACCCGCGCGGGCGGCCGACCGCGCGATTTTTTTGCGCAAAGAGTTTTTTAGAACTTCTAAAAATAGGGCGATTGGTGCTATAAGTTAGTTCGTATATGTCATATTCCAAATCCAGCGGGGCGAATGGTGCTTTGCCGGGGACTCTCAGAGGGGCATTCTGTGCGATTTGGAATCTGCTGTACTGAGGGGCTTCCGTGGCAAGAACTTCGAAGCGAACGTCTGAAGAGCTGACGCATGTGTCGTCACCGAAGCTGGCTGCGATCATGGGGACGTCGGTGTCTGCCATCCGGAACTGGAAGGAGATCGCCACGTTTCCGAAGCCAAACAAGAAGGGTGAATGGTGCGTCAGGGACTGCCTGATTTGGTATCTCGCTAACCGGGCCCCTCGAACTCTCCAGACGGACCTGCACCAGAAGCTGAACGCGGGACTGGGAGTCCAGTCTGCAGCAGTATCCAGTGAGCCACAAGCTGCGCCTGTTAGTAAGTCCACGCGGGACAATCTGGTGCAAGAGCAGATGCAGTTGCTCGATCTGAAAACAAAGCAGGCGAGGTACGAGCGTGAGTTCGGTGATCTGGTGCGAATCCGGGACGTTGAGACCATCCTTATCGGATTCATGAGAAAGGTCCGTGAGCTGCTGGAGGCGACTGCGCGGGTAACTGGTCATCCTGTGGGAACGGCCATGAACAAGATTGTTGCGGCAACTCTTCGGGAGATTGCAGAGACGAAGGGGGGCGCCGCCAGTGATCGCAACGATTGACCCGCTGTTGTCCATTGAGTCGCTCAACGATGCACTGTATCTCGCCAATGCAGAGCGGCTGTTCGAGAATGTCCTTCGATTTGCAGTACCGACGGCCAAGGTTCCAATTCTGGACTGGTGCGAACAGCACTTCATCTATCCGACCGGCCCGAAGAAGAATCAACCATATAGCAGGAAAGATCAGCCTGCCACGTCACTCTTTCTGCAGTTGATGGATGATCCGTACTGGCGAAGCGCTATGCTGGTCGCGCCGAACCAGGTGGGAAAGAGCCTGAGCCTCGTACAGTTCGTTTTGCACGTGAACTTTAACCTGCGCGAGGACTGCATTTTTGGCTTGCCAAACCTGGACACAATGTGGGCTGGAAAGTGGAACAAGGACTTCTGGCCGGCAATCAATGCCAGTGATCTCAAAAACATGCTGCCCAAGCGGGGGCAAGGTTCTGACGGTGGAACGCCAAAGCTCGTCAAATGGAACAATGGTCAGTCGCTGATGGTGATGGGCGGCGGAGCTGGTGACAGTCAGCGAGCCGGAGCAACCTCGCGAGTTGTTGTTGTGACTGAGATGAAAGATTTCGGGGATTCGGCCGCAGGGAGTGACGAAGGCGCGAAGCTGGATCAGTTGAAGAATCGTACTCGGTCCGAAATGGGTCGAGAGATGTTCTTCGGCGAATCAACGGTCACGACAGACGACAACATCGCGTGGAAGTCGTACCTTGAGGGAACGCAGACGATGCCTCACTTCCCGTGCGAAGGCTGCGACGAACATATCGCTCCTGAGCGGGAACACCTCGTGGGCTGGCGAGATGCTCGAACCGAAGAGGAAGCGAGAGAGAAAACCCGGTTCTCATGTCCAAACTGTGGGATTCTGATCGACGAACCTAAACGCCGACAGTTGCTTCAGGAAATGATCGTCCTGCACAAGGGGCAGACGGTCGATCGAGGGAAGGTCGTCGGGGAGATTCCTCCCACGCGAAAACTGAGTTACCGGTTTACCGCGTCGACCAACATGTTTTCTGATGCGGGTTCGATCGGTGTGGAAGAATGGACTCTGCATCATGAACAGAGCACAGTCCGAAAATCTCAAAGGAAAGTCACACTGCTTCAGGGGGTCTATGGATTTCCATGCAGCAAGGCAGACTTCCTGATTGATCCGCTCGACGGCAATGTGTTGCTGACGCGTGCTACCGGATCGGAGATGAATATCGTGCCAGCCGGATACGATCACCTGTTCGCCGGTGTGGACGTGAGGAAGAGTCAGGTACACTTCTCGGTCATCGCCGTTGCTGAAGGTCGATCCGCAAAGATCGTTTCATGGGGAAGTGTGAGAGTCCTGCAGGACATTGAGCTTCGCCAGGCACTGAAGGTGGCCGCGCGACTGCTGCAGGACCGTTTCCGGAACGGATTTCAGGTTGAAGGCTCGCGTGAGTTTCTTCCGGTCTCACTGACGCTCATGGATAGTGGGTGGAAGCCAGAGTTCATCGAAGAAATCTGTGCTGGCGACGACTTCTGGATGCCGGTGAAGGCTTTCGGGGCCGGTGTTTTGTCCAAGGACAAGTACAAGAAACCGACGAAACGATCTTCAACCGTGCGGTACATCGGAGATGACTTCGACTTGAAACTCCTGGATGGAGCCTGGGTCGTCCACAGCGACGCATCTGCGTGGAAAACAAAGCTGCATGAGGGCTTGCGAGTCGATGTTCGCTCTCAGCTCGCGATCACATTCGCAAAAGCATCGCCCGCAGAGGTACGGGAACTGATCTCGCACCTGACTGCGGAGTACGAAGAAGTTTCGCCAGAAGCAGGACAGTCGACATCCGTGTGGATCGAGGAGCGACAGGAAAATCACCTGCTGGATGCGAGTTCGTACGCGAATCTTGCCAGGTACGTCTGGGAGTTCATGCAGGACCATCTGCAGCCTGAGGATGAGAATGCAGATCGATTTACCGTAACAGGTGAAGGTTTCCTGTTCGGCTGATCGTATAGGTTGCAAAAGGGGGCGATATGGCTGCTGTTGATGACGATGATGGATGTCCAGAATGTGGATCGCACAACTGTCGGCGATTGTTCGGCCCAGACGATCGATCTTCTGACGTAGAAAATCTGGACGTAAGAAACTCCGGAACATTTCAGTGCAAGCACTGTCGCACTGAGTTTTACGTAGAGATGGAACTCACTCAGGCCAATACAGACAGACTCCCGGCGTTTTCCCCTACAGCGCGATGTCCTCGATGCAAATCGTTCCGCACAATCACGAGTGCTACGTATCCGGCAAAAAGTCAACGTCGGCATGTTTGCAAGATCTGTAGTTTCATATTCATGACATCAAAAGCTGATGTTGAATGAGGGATACGTAAGTGTCCGCGAAAAGACAGTTCCGGCGATTTTTCAGTTTTTGTTGCGTGGCAACAAGTTTGACTTGTCATGACTTGCGCGTTCGCTAACCTCTGACCGTCCGCCTTATCGTATATGTCATATTTGAGAGCCGTATGCCATCTGATCCAGCCGAACAGCTTCATGCATGCCGCGATGCCGCTTTGCTGGCCATCGAGGCGGAAGACTGGCCTCGTGTGGTGAAGGAGTGCTTGAAGGCAGAACTTGTCATAGCCACGATCCCGGATAGCCGGATCGGCAACATGAGTGACCTTGAGTGGCAACCTGCGGCGATTCGACAGTTGCGAAAGAGAGCGGAAGAGATTGTCGCACTCGGCGATGGGTGCGCACTGGATATCTGTAACGTCGAGTTCACGGGTATCTCGTCAGGAGGTTGCGGATGCTAGGGTTCAGGTCACTACTAAGCTGGTTGATGCCTCAGGATCAGGATGCGCTGTTTGGTGCGACTGAAGAGTCTGAAGCGTTGGCTCGAGTTGTCGATGACTTGAGTCTGCGTCGATGGGATGGCGCGGCAACTCACCGTCTGAATGCCGCTCAGTTCGAAGATGTGACCGGTCGCACGATCAATGAAGACCTGGTTTCGGCCTTACCCGTGTTGATGGCTCGATGTTCGTACGAGGCGTCGACGAATCCGACGATCGAGGGAATGATTGGCACACATGCAATTGATATTGTTGGACCGGACGGACCGCAATGGCAGGTGCTCCCGAAGGAACCGAACAGGCTGGCGGCCAGTAAGGTGCTGCAGGAGCAGTTTGCTGATTATGCGGCTGCGGCTGAAGACTTTCTGCAGGACTGGTTCTTATCGCCAGACCTGAATGGTGAGTTGAGCGGCGTCGAAATCCTGACAATGGACTGCACGCAGCAATGGACGACGGGAAACTCGGTTGTTCAGGTTCTGAATGACGAAACAATTCGAAGTCGACGTGCGGTCAAGCTTCGATGGCATCCGATCCACGCGGAGCGGATCTTCTCCAACCGGCTTATTGGCTTGTCCAACGGTGTCAGGGTCACTCTTGGCATGGAGCGTACGAAGTCCGGGAAGAAGAAAAAGTATCATGTGCTCGAGGCAGATGATTATGGGTCGTTCTCAGGATCAACCAAATACAATCCGATCGACGCGCGATTCATCATTCACCGATACCGAGCCACGGAACCTGGGCAGATCTGTGGGGTGCCGTTGCTGGCATCGGCATTGCCGACAATCGCCGATATTCGCCAGTTCGACAAGGTAACGATGGAGGCTGCAAAGCTCGGGGCAACCTTTGGAATCGTGTTCGAGGACAAGTTCAACGACACCGCGACCAAGGGGCCACGCAAGGCGTCTGGGATCATGAGTTCAGTAAAAGCTGGTTTGGCTCAGATCCTGACTGCACCAAAGGGAAAAGAGGCGAAGCAGATCGATCCAAAACATCCCGGCAATCACTACGTTGAGTTTCGAAATGAACGATGGCGCGATGTGGGTCGCCCTTCGCAGATGCCGTTGATGTTGATCCGTCTTGGTGCTGAAGATCACAGTTATTCAAGTGCTCGGTTTGATGCGCAGATCTACCAACGAGGCGTTCGGCGAGATCAAAGCTCGATTCTGCGTAAGTATGGCCCTTCATTGATGGACGTCCTGCGAGAGGCGGAATTGGCAGGATTGATCCCGATGCGACCGTGTCAGGTCGAAATTGGTGGAATCTTTGCTCGCCTTCCTCACGTTGACCCGGCCAAAGAGGCCAGAGCGAGAGAAATGGACCTTGGGACAATGTCCACAACGCTCATTGACATATGGGCCGAGGACGGGATGCGTCCGCAGGAAATGGCGGCCAAGCTCAAACGGACAGTCGCAACGTTGAATGATGTCAAGGAGGGTCTTGGTGATGCGTGGTTGCTTAACAATCTGAAGAAGACGAACCCGGCAGTGATCGATAAGTTCGATCTTGGCGAAGAGTCTTCGAAGAAATCGGCAACCGAGTTGTCGGTCTAATCGTATAGGGGACATTTTATGGTGACATTCTTGAAATCCCGTCGCGGGCAGCGGGAACAGCGGGAAGTGTTGAAGCTCAGTGAGCGATCCGTGAGCGTTCGTGTTGACTCTGCCAATGACAACGCGATGACAATCGAAGCTGTGCTCAGTACAGAGCAGCCAGTGCGAATGTATGACTGGTGGGAAGGGACTCGCATGGACGAGATCCTGCTGTCAAGCGGTCGGGAGAAAGTTGACACGATTCCGATGCTCGATTCGCATCGGCGATGGTCGCTTGATGACGTATACGGCCACATGAACAACGTTCGCACCGAAGGAACCGATACAGTTGTGACTTGTCAGTTCGACAAGGATGACGAGAACGCAGTCAAAGCGTACCGAAAGTATAAGAACGGTCACTGCCGAGCGCTTTCGGTGGGCTATACGGTGCTGAAGTTTGTGGACATCGCTCCAGGCCAGTCGGCCGTCATTGATGGCCGAACCTTCACTGCTGGCCCGGAGCGAAAAACGCGAGTTGTGACCAAGTGGCGGCCAGATGAAGGCTCGCTTGTTGTCATCGGAGCCGATTCGAAGGCGAAAACCCGCATTGTGAGCCGAACTCGCGGTCTCAGCACTGAAATGAGTGATGATGAGATTGAGGAGATGAAGGCTCGCAGAGAACGCCGTGAGGCCGCAAAAAAGGCGAAAACGGCTCGAAATGAAGCCGCAGAACCTCAACTTCGCATCATTGAGGCTGTCTCTCAGCCTCTTGAGGCGCGGTTGGAGTCGACATCACAGCCGACCGTGGTTGTCAACGTGAATAATGGTGACGCAGGTCGGTCCCAGGGGAGCAATTCGGCACCGGCTGGTGCCAACAAGGAAGGGTCCTCGGTGGATCCGGTCAATCAGTCAGTGCCAGCCGAATCCGGCGGCGATAATGAGAGGAGTGGTGCCATGGGTGCCCAGGTAGCTGCTGGTGAAACGGCAGTCGACAGTGAAGAAGTTCGCAACAAGGCGATCGAAGAAGGCGTGAAGCGTGAATTCGATCGTCAGGAACAGATCCGCAGTATCGCTGGTGACGATGTGTCGCCTGAGTGTCTGCAGAAGTGCCTGAGCGACCGCACTTGCTCAGTCGACAAGGCCCGATCGCTGTTTCTGGATGACATTCGGGCGTCACGAGCGGTGGCCTCTCGCCCCTCTGAGTCAGATAGCCCGGCTCCGTCGACCAGTGGTGGTCGATCATCCCGTGCAGCAGCATCGATCGAGGTGTTGACGGCGGCCGTCACCCTGCGATTGGGCGGCGAAGCTGCTGTGAAGAATCTGCAGTACATGCAGTATGATCACATCACCGGAAAGCTTCGCATGCGTCGGCGTTCAGTGCAGATCACCGATGAGCAGCGCAAGCAGCACGAACGCATCGTCAATGATGCGTACGAGTTCGAGCGTCGTGAGTCGTTCGAGATCTGTGATCACGCTTTGCGAATCGCTGGAGTTGAACGTCCTCTGGAAAAGGAAGACGTGGTCACCCGTGCTTTCAGCACACCTGCCGTCAGCACGATCTACACGCAGACGATGGGAGCGATTCTGCTGACGAACCTCGGCGAAATGGAAGACTCGACGCAGGGATGGTGCAAGGAGCAGGACGTCAAGAATTTCAAGCAGAATGAGCTGCATCGCCTCGAAGGCGGTCGTTTGAAAAAGCGAAACCGCGGCGAGAAAGCTCGACAGGCCAGTTTTGCTGACACGATGGAAGCGTATAAACTGGCTGAATATGCCAATACGCTGATCATCGACCGCCAGGATCTGATTGACGACGACCTGAATGCGTGGTTGACGGCAATGGACGAGTACGCTCGTGGAGTCCAGGACCTTCGCCCATCTCTGGTATATGGCTTCCTGGCAGCAAATGCTGCTTTGGCAACGGACAGCAAAGCGTTGTTTCATGCTGATCACAAGAACGTGCTCACAGGTTCTGCGCTGGCTGCCGCGACTCTGCAGAACGCCCTCAACCTGCTGTCGTCTGCTCGAGGCGCCGGTGGGCTGAACCTGAACCTCCGAAACGCGGTTCTGGTGACCAGTGAGAATCTCAGCTTCACCGCGGATCAGTTAACCGGTTCCGCTGAGATTCGGGAAGCGGCTGCGGCCAACGGCACGATGAACCCATTGCGAAAGCGAAACATCGCAACTCGCTCAGATTCACGTCTGAACAATGGATTCGTCAACCCAGCGAACGAAATCGACGTCGCGGGGGCGCCGAACACGTGGTATGTGGCTGCCGCCGGTGGTGCTTATGGCATCCACGTGGGTTACCGCACTGGGACGAACCGAATGCCAACGATGACATCGGAAGTGATGAAGGGTGGCGGCAAGTACGGTTTAGCCATTGACGTCCAGCACGACATCGGTGTCGGTGTCCAGGGTTATCAGGGCGTGGTTCGGGCAACGAACTAACGTTATTTTCGTATATGTCATAACGTCGTCGCCACACCGTGTGGCGACGCTCTTCAGGAAAGTTCAGTTGGGGCAGGTGGCATTATGGTTGGGATTCGATTGCATCAGGATGTGTGCATTCCGTCATGCGGAGTGAAAAAAGCTCGTCAGATCGTCAGTAAAGCTGATTGCGGCGACAGTTGGCAATGGCTGCTGGAGAATGGGTACGGTCGAGAACTGACCGAGGCGGAATACGCTGAAGCGATCGCCTCACCTCCACCTGAGATGGCTGATGAAGACGTCGATGGTGATGACGATGATCAGGAAGATGAAGACGTCGATGACGATGAGCTGGAGGGAGATCCCGAATCGTCTGCGGATGCTGAGACCGAGAAACCTGGGGCCGAACAGTCTGTGTCGCCCTCAGAAGGAGAGGTAGACCAGTTGCCGGAGAATGGTTCAGAAACTCCAGTGTCTGAGTCTCTCAGTGAAGACCAGAAGTCCGTGCTGCAGGCGGTGAAGGAACATCTTTCAGGCGGCAAGGCCCGCCTGGAAACAATTCTCCTGCAGACCGGACTCACGGAAGATGTTGTGACACCAGTGCTGACTGAAGCAAATGGGTTTCGCCGTAATCAGCAGGGATGGTGGGGTTTGATTTGATCGTCGGCATGTGTTGGCGGTCCTGCATTTAGTAGTTCACGCAGTAGCGTTTTTTGATAGGGAGTTTTCCATGGGAGCGTTTGTAAGTGACGACGATGTCGTCCGATACACCGCAGAAGCACAGTTGCTGTGCGGCCAATTCGTGATTGTTCCCGACGGTCGTGTTGGGATCGTGCAGAACATGAAGCCTGTTGCGGTTGGCGAAACAGCAACAGTCAGGGTCCGTGGTGTTGTTGAGGTTCCTGCCGCAGAAGCGATCAGTGCTGGCCAGGATGTTGGCATTCACGTCGCCAATCAGACAGTGCTGAAAGCAGGTGCAACAGGCACAACTTTGGCCGGAAAATGTCTATATGACGTCGCCGACACGAAATTGGCACAGGTGGACCTCGGTGTATTCAGTGGCAAGGTCACCTCAGTCGGGGCGTCGACTGCGGCCGCCGGATCAACGACTGCAGATTCCGGTGTGTTGCCAGCCAATACGGCGAACGTCTACCTGACTTCGGGTGCTGACGGCACGAAAGGCGTCCGCATTCATGCGGACGACAAGATTCAGGGTCGCAAGATCTATGTGGCGAACGGCGTGAGTAACGCCATTCTGAAGGTTTATCCTCCATCGGGCGGCACGATCAATGGCGCAGCAGCCGACGCGGCAGTGAGCAGCGTCAGCGGAAAGGGTGTTATGCTCATTTGTGTCAATGCCTCAGCAAATACCTGGGCCGCGTTTTAGCCTGATGCTGTGCTG